AGCGGTGTTACGGTCACAAAGGCAGCCGATAACGAGCCAGCTAGCCTGCTATTCCCAAATAACTCGCTAACGCGCGGCTGGATCGAAACCGCTGTGCGTGATTACTGGGTCTGCAATGTCCGCACTGTGCTGGTCAACCCAGACGACAAGATGGATTACAGATTGCTGTCGCGGTATTTTTCGCAGATCGTTGGTGCTAGCTGGGATTCCAGCGCGGTAAAACTGGAACTGGCTTCTGTCTTAGATGCGGTCGGCGTTGATCTTCCACGCAAGCGTTTGACTCAGCAGTTAGTCGGTAGCTTGCCTGTAACCAGCAGCGTTCGCTTCTGATGCTGGATTTGATTGGGATGCCGTATGAACTGGGTGCTGATCCTAGTAGCGGCAAAACTGATTGCATCCGATTGGTCTATGAAGTGCGAAACCGCATGGGGCTGGACAGCCCACCACTTGATATTGCTTGGTACACAGCGAGCAAAATCAGTGTTTTACGAGCGTTGCTAACGTGGGGTACAGAAGTACAAGAGCCTCTGTACGATGGTGACGTGGCTCTAGCGTCACAAAACGACTGGGCTTTTGGTGTCGTATGGCAAACGGGGATTCTGCGAATCAGCGAGCTTTCGAGGGCGGTCGCATGGTCCCCTATCGCCAACCCGCAGGGGCACTGCCGCTACTTCCGTGGGAAAAGCAGCTAATTGCTGCACTGGATTGCAGTGAAGACGAGTATCGACGGTTTGTGCGTTACATGCACACACGCGCAACTGTTAGGCCTGCTGCATACGCGCATATACCGGACATTCAAAATACAGGCGCTGAAATTATTGCCGTTATCAGTTTGGTTGTTGGCTTGGCCAGCACGGCGGCTTCGTATCTTCTTGCTCCTAAACCAGCTCAATCATCAGCAGCAGATGAGGCTAAGTTTCGCAAACTGCGCAACGTAACAGGCCGTCAAAGTTTTGCGCCCACCTTTGGTTTTAGTTCTCAACAGCAGCTGGCAGAGTATGGCACGCCTGTGCCAATTGTTTTTACCAAACAAGAACTTCGGACTGACGACCTAGGCGAACAGTATTACTCCGGCGGCATTCTGATCTCACCGCTGCTTGTCTGGAGCCGCATCAAAAGCTTTGGCAGCCATCAGGTTATCGAGCTGCAGATGGTTGCCGGTCAGGCACCGATGGAACGTGCAGATGTTGCTGGCATTTTCATCGGCAACAACACGCTCGATGCAATGCACGATGAAAGCTACCAGTTTTATTACACAGGTGGCTTTGACGAAAACACCAGCAGCCGTCTAACTGGCAGAAACAAGCGCTATGGAGAACTGGCAACACCGCCAGTGCCTGATTACGGTGTTGATGCTTTTTTCTGTCCAACAAGTTTAGGCGGCGGTCGCCCAGGTTTTTGCCACACTTACACCCCAAGTTCACAGACAAAATTTGGCGTATATGCCGCGATTCCAAATGGAACGCCATATCGCCTCAACTGGGAAGTTATTAGCGTTCCCAAGCTCGAAGGCAAGAAAAAAGAAAATGCCCAAGAGGAGGCTGCAAAGCAATATCGAATTGTTGCGCAGGCTGACATGGATACCGTGCTCGGCGGGCAAGATTTGAGAGAGCCATATCAAAGCGGGATGCCGGGCGTCGGCAGAAACTACGGGCGTCATGTTGGTTTAATTGAACACAATGGCTACAGCGTTCCATCTCCTGATAGCGAGCAGGGTACTGGTACGCGCATAAGATTTGTCAACAAAGGAGATCGTATTCGGATTGCTGTTGGGTACGGCAGGCAGGATCGCAAGCCAACTTGGTCGCGTGATGGTATTACTCGTGGCGCAAATATCAACACAGAGGACGTGCGTAGTACCACGGATGACGAAAACAAGCGTTACGACGCGCAATTTACGCTTGGCGCCTATTTTTTAATTGGCCGAGCTTTGTTCCGCGTTGTTGATCGCAGTAGAGATATCTATGAACCCGGCAAGACAAAGTACGTAAACGTACATTTAGAGTGCATCGAGACCTGGAGCCGGGTGCAGAATAAAATCGGCATCGTAGGCTTGAACAAAATTGAAAAGTCTGATTTTTTGACTGGTCCAGATATCTCAGAGGCTTTTTTCCCGATCTGCCAAGTTGAGCTGGCCAACATCGTCAACAACAAAGATTGCGACGTAACTGAGATTGGCATCAAGTCAAATGTTTGGTTGCGTTTTGATAACATCTGCAACTTTAACGCCGTTCCAAATCCTGAGACTTTAATTAGCAAAAACTTTAAAAAAATTCAACTATCTACGTCGTATCGGAACACCTATGGAACACGTTTCTCGCACTTCCTGTTATATGTGCGCCCTGCCAACGAAAACCCAGATGGCTCTGCAAAGTGGGTGTTTCTTAAAGGCTTTTGCGTGAAAGGAAACAAGCCGATTGATCAATTTAACTTTGTTCGCGTTTTTCATCCACAGCGCGGACGCTATGAGTTTCGCATCCGTCCGGTAACTTCTGGAGAGCTTGTTTACACTAGCGATCCTAATGCTGTGGTTTGGCGGCTAGATGCAACTGCAGCCTACCATGAAGAAACTTTTGAAACTGAATACGGCACTTTTACTGTCGGCGCAAAACGCAGATCTGTAATCAATAAAGATGGGTGGTCATTAAACGAAATGATCGATCGCCCAAGTCGACTTGGAGAGCAAAAAACCGTAACGATTAGCGGCACTAGCCAGCAACCTAGCAGTGTTAGCTATCAAGGGCTAGTGCGATACGGCACAAACGAAGCAGCGGATGTATTCAAGGAAAGCAATGTATGGTCAATCAAAACGGGGTTAGATCCTTATTTCAATAACCTTGGAGCCGGAGCTACGCATGAATTTGACATTGTTTATACGGATGCGGGACAAGGCATATCTGGCAACAGGGAAGTTACGGTAAGAATTAGGCTGCGTTCCTGGAAGATACATCGCCCTGGTGTTGCGCGAAATCTATGGTGGAGAGTACTGGGCGTTTCGGTTGTTTCTGGCAGTGGAAATTGGCTAGAAGGGCAAACATATCGAAAGCGCAATTTCCTGGATGGGTTTGGCGATGAATGGCAGGCTATTTTCACCGTGAATGCGCTTGAGGATAAGACAATTGAGGTCTCAACCACTATTGGGCGCAAGTTTGAAGAGTATCCAGGCATTGCTGAGGTATCTCATTACGGCGATCTAATTAAACATTCTTGTGATGATGCCCCAGAGCACGAAATTGTTTACGTCAACGAGTCACTGGAAGAACGTTTGATTCCACAGTACGAAAACTTGGCGATGGCTGGCTTAAAAATGAAATCAGGCTTCAATATCAACAATGTCGATCAGCTGCATTTGTATATCAAGAACGGCGTCAACGTCGAATTGTTGACAGATGGTGGTACTGGCGCCAGCAACCTATTCACAGACCTTGCTTATTATTTGCTTACCAACAGTGATATTGGTGTTGGGAGCATCATCTCGCAGGAGCTGATCGACCGTGAACAGCTTGCAGCTACGGGTCGCTATCTGCGTGCCAATGGGCTGTTCTTCGATGACGTAATTTCAGATGGAATCAACGTGCGCTCTTATTTGGCGCGTATTGCCCCATCCATGCTGTGTAATTTAACCAGCAAAAACGGCATCTTTTCGATTGAACCCGCGCTGCCAATCAACGCAAGCGACATTATTGACGGAACGCAGGCAGTGCCGATTAGCGCCATTTTTACTGATGGCAATATCATTGAAGACAGCTTTAATTTGGAATACCTCGGCCTTGAAGAACGCAAAATGTTCCAGGCTGTTATTCGCTACAGAAAGGAACGTCAAAATAAATTCCCAGAAGAGCGCACAGTAACCGTCCGCTACAAAGGTGACGAAAACAAGCCAATCGAAGAGTTTGAGCTATCTCATGTAACATCAACAAGCCACGCAATTAAGGTGGCAAAGTTTTATTTGTCTCTCCGTAAATACGTCACACATTCCATCAGCTTCAAAACAACGCCTGACGGCAATGCCCTGCAACCTGGCGATTGGATCAAGGTGGCGACAGCTAGCAGCCCGTACAACCCAATCAGCAATGGTGTTGTTAAAGACGATGGCACTGTCGTAAGTACGGAGCCATTAGCTGCTGGTTCGTATTCAGTTTTTTACTGGGATCGCAGCAGCGAAAACATTGCTGAAGGCACGTTGGTAATTGGTTCAGACGGCATCGCCACCAGCTTGCGTGGAACAATTTTCTCGGTAAAGAGCGCCACTGAATCAAATTATCTCAACGTCTACCAAATTGAGGCGCTGGACATTGATCAAGATGGTATCGTCGGCATCAAAGCAGTTGAATTCCCGGTTGACAGTGCTGGCCGCAGTATCATTGCTCAAGACGTGACGCCACGTTCAGGGCAATTTGACGTAATCGCTGACGTACTGGATTGATGGCCTACCCCAGCATTGCCCCAACAGGTCGCAGCTTCAATGCAGGCGACTACCCGTACAAGACGTACAAGGCGCAAAGCGGCAAAGAGGTACGAATTTTGTACGGCGACAAGCGCACTGGTATGACGCTGGATTTGTCTTACGACAACATTGCCGATACCACCGCCGATGATTTCATCACGCATTACGATGAAACCAAAGGAGGATTTAGCAGCTTTACGCTTCCCGCAGCTTTTCGCACTGGCTGGACTGGTAATACTGCTGCTATTGATGCTGCGACGGGCAATGCTTGGCGTTATGACGGCCCACCAGAGATTAGGTCTGTGCGACCTGGAATTAGTAGCGTTACAGTGAAGTTGGTGGGTGTTCTCTGATGGCCAAGGTCTATACCGGCAAAGATGGTCGCCTTTTGCTTGACGGCACCGACCAAATCAAGGTGACGAACTGGTCAATGACCGGCAATCTTGAAACGCTCGAAACCACCAGTCTTGGAGACAGCCAGCGCACCTTTGTGCCTGGTGTGCAGGAATTTAACGGTAGCGCCACGCTGCTGTATTACAACGATGGCACAGGTCGCAATGATGCAGCAACAGCGCTGAAGAAAATTCTCAAGGTTGCTGGTGTAACCGATAGCGATACAGTGGATTTGCGCTTACGTTTAGTTGAGGGTAACACTAACCATGATGTGCGGCTAACTGCGTATATCACTAGCGTTAGCTTTGGCGCCAGCGTTGGCGAGGTTAGTTCTGCGCAAATCAGCTTCCAGGGTACTGGTGCCTTGACGGAGGTAACAATCTGATGGGCGTTTACCTTGGCAATATCGGCAATGTTGAGCTGACAAGACGATCTATTGAGGATGGTCTTGAAAGCCTTGTCAATCCATCTGACGTAAACGCATCGCGCAATAGATTTTCATTTGATTTTGAAGAGGGCTGCCTGATCAGCGGTGACTTTGTTGAACTGTCTACAACTGATGGCACGACGCTTGATTTTATTGACGCTAGCGGCTGGAGCGGCAATACAGTTTATTCAAGCGGTAACTGGTATATCTATATTGATGAGCTAGGTGGTGTAAGACTTTATGACAATTTTGATGACAGCCTAGAAGGGAGCACGGCTGGCCTAGTGCCGCTTGTTGAGATTGCGCGAGACATTCCTATTACCGTAACTGTTCGTGATCGTAGTGGCAGGCTGCTCGCGTGTGTTACCGATTACGAATTAAATACCAATCGTGAAGCTGTAGATATTACTTCGCTTAGCGATAAATATAGACAGCAATACAGCTCATTGATTACAGGTAGCGGTCGCATCACGGCTCAGTGGGATTATGTCAACGAAGCAGGGCAAGAGCCAGTTCATTATTTAATGCAGCTTGTTTTGCGTACTGAAATTGGCTCTGGCCTGCACATGAAGCTGTATGTCAAAAGTCCAAATACTGACGCATCCGGCGGTTCCTTTTCGCCAACGCAATTCAACGATTCGCTGTGGTGGGAGTTTGATGCGTTGATCACGAACAGTGCTACGGGTTTCGCGCCAGGTGACATTATCATTTCAACTGTTGATTTTGTAGCTACTGGACCGATCAAGCTGCGCTCTCGTACTACAATCCCAAGCCGCTTGCTACAAGAGGCAGGTGATCCTATCCTGCTGGAACAAGGCGGATATTTGCTTCTCGAAGGCGAAGACGCCGCCTAAGATGGATGTACTGACCTAAGCGAGCACAATGGCAGACCTGCGGATCAGCGAATTACAGACGCTTGCAGGTGCCAACCTCGCAGCTGGCGATTTTCTGCCTGTAGCCGATGTCAGCGCAAGCGAGTCGCGCAAAATTACCGTAACTGATTTTGTTGGCAACGCTGTAACGCTGATTGCTGACGACACCATTCCCAGCGGCAAAATCCTGTTTGGCGCTAACACCATACCGGGTACGTCACTTGAAAATGGAACAGTCAGCGCAACCCAGCTTGCTGACGACGCTGTTACAGCGGCAAAACTTGCTGATTTCTCGTCAGTCAACTTTGTATCCTCTCTCCCTGCTAGCGGTGCTTTTCGAGGGCAGCTTGCGGTTGATACGGTAACGCT